ACAACAGTCCTAAAAACTCAGAAACGCCAGAAGGACTTGATAAGGTGATTAGACACTATAAATATAATCAGAGTATTTTAGAACCGATGGGTGAGTGGCCTGTAGGGCTTTATGCCATAGTAGGCACGCGGTATGCAAGCAGAGATTTAATCGGTCATATTGTTGACGAAGAGCTAGGACTAGATCAAGATTTTGAAAGTGGGGAATATGACGCGGACGATGTAAAAGCCGGAAATGGATTGATACTTTAAAGATTAGAGGGGAAAATAAAAAATATATGAGTCAGACAAATAATTTATTCGATCCAAAAGGGCATATTGTGCACATTGGATTAAGCGCGATCATAGGGTTAACCGCAATTGATATGCAAAACCTAGTTATTGTAAAAGGGTATGCTCTCGGTGCCAGTGGTTCATTGTATATGGGTGGAAGCACTACCGCTGTAGGTCTTGGTTATCCAATAGCAGCAAGTGAAGTGTTGAAGTTCAGAACAACGGATCAGCTGTATTTTGCTGCGAGTGGTAACACTTGTTCTATAGCAATACTGCAATTTTCTTCTGCAAAAAGACCATAAATGAAATGGACGGTAGTTAAAGAAACTGCCGTTAGAGAAGACGGTAGCTTATTCTTTCCTGAAAAGTTAAACGAGACTTTTTTGAGAAACGTTAAGCGGTCAATGGGTAGCTATGTTTACGCTAACCAATATATGAATAAGATTATTCCCGACGACGAGAAGAAGTTTCGGGGTGAGTGGAAAAAATATTATTCAAGCATTCCTGACGAGTGTAATTATTTTGGCTTTATTGATCCGGCAATTAGTAAGAAGTCTAAGTCAGACTGGACGGCACTTGTTATTGTAGCGGTAGATTTTGAAGCTAATTTCTATGTGCCTTATGCCGGAAGGGCTAAGTTAAGTCCTACTGAGATAGTGGATCTAGCTTTCAAAGCTTGGAAAACTTGGAATCTAAAAATATTAGGTATTGAAGACATTGCTTACCAAGAGTCACTCATTTACATGATTAATGATCGGGGCAAGAGAGAAGGACAGTTCTTGCCAGTAGAGGGAATCGGAAAAGGTGACACACGACATAAAGACAGTAGGATCTTAGGTCTTGTGCCGCGCTTTGAATGGGGTAGAATTTTCTTAAACAAAGGACAGGACGCACTTGAGAATGAACTAGATTTTTTTCCAAGGGGCACAAAAGACGTACTGGACGCATTAGCACGTTGCGAGCAAATAGCTTACGCACCAAAGAAAGAGAGAAATCAAAATGACAAACCAAACCCAAACAGCAAAGACTACGAAGCGTGGTATATCAAGAACATCCACAAAGTCAGGGCAAGAGCAGGACAATGACATTATGAAGTCAGTTCAAGTAGATCATGATGATTCAGTTGAAACAGTGGTGGCCACACCAAAAGCAACAGCAAAAGAAGTAGACGTGCCACCAACAACACAAATCACAATGACTAAGCAAGAATATGATGCGCTTATGTTTGCAAATTCTCATGGCATTCAAGACGCTAACTTAGGCCAAGAGCTAATAACTTTTGAGGCTAAAGTAGGTAGAGCAAAGCAAATGGGCGAGGATTCTGTAGAAGCGAGTGAAGACTTGATTAATCATTACAATCCGCGTGGCTTAGGCACTGCAAAGTATTTCACTTACAAGGGCATTAAAGTTTATCCAAACGGACAAACAGATGCGATTGAAAGTGAAGAAAGCGTGTTGTCTATTAATAGGAATACAAAGTTTTAATGGATTACTTTGCTTTGATCGTGCTGGGTGTGGTTATTGTCACGCAGCACTATACTATTCAGAAGTTAACGAACAAATTAATGTCTCGTAATTACTATGAATATGAACAAGGTATGGCGTTAAATAAAGAAAGAGCGCGAAGGGTAAGAATAGACAATCAACCCGATGAGGATCTAGGACCGCTTAACGAAATAGGGGTATAGTAATAAATAGATGGGCTTCTTAAGTAATACATTAAAATCATTAAGTGGTGGTGCGATTGAGAAGAAGTTTGATGAGGCCGAGCAAACTCAAGACGAGAAAGAATTAGCCGGATATGTGAAGTCAAAGATTGACGAAGTTAAAGGGGATGCTACTCGGGTGAGTAACGAGGGTATTTGGCTAACTAATATCGCATATCTTACTGGCTATGATTCAATTTATTACGACACTAAACAAAGGGGCTTTAGACCTGTAAACGCGAGTGCAGGGGCAAGTGGATTAAAACGCGGTAGGATTCACGCTAATTTAATATTACCGAATATTCAGAATAGACTAGCAAGATTGTGCAAGAATCCACCTAAGTTTGACGTGCGTCCTGACAGCATGACCCAAGAAGATAAAGATAAGGCACGAGCGAATCTTGAGATATTGAAAGCTATTTGGGATCAAAACGGTGTTGAGCTAAACGAGAAGCGGATTGATTTAATGCAATGGGCGCAGCAATGCGGTCATGCTTATGTGCGAACAAGCTGGGATGAGACATTAGGTGAAGACTTATATGATCCTATTACAGGTGAACCGATAGGGAAAAAATCAGGGGACATTCGGTGTGACATTCATTCAGGCTTTGAAGTGTTTGCAGATCCTTTGGCTAAGAATGACAGAGAATGGTCATGGGCAGCGGTGGTTAAGGTAAGAAAGTTAGATTACTTTGCCATGCATTATGGTGAAAAGGGTAAGGCAGTAAAAGCAGAAGAAGCTTGGTTATTGTCGGTGCAATATGAAAACAAGATTAACGGATTAAACACTCGTGGGGACACTAACAATGGTCCTACTATGATGAAAAATGCCGCCATTGAGATTAGTTATTATGAGCGCAAGTGTGAGAAATACCCCAAGGGTAGGCACATTGTTGTAGCTAATGGAGTTTTACTACAAGATAAAGAGCTACTTATTGGTGAGATTCCACTAGTTAAATTTGATGATATTAAGGTGGCAGGGAAATTTTATAGTGAAGCAGTTATTACTCACTTAAGACCCTTGCAAGATCAATTCAATAGAAACTTAAGAGTACGCGCTGACTGGCTAAATAGAATGTTACGCGGAAAATTCTTAGCAGCAAAAGGTCATGGGCTAATGGAAGAAGCCTTAAACGATGATGGGACAGAGGTAGTTGAGTACGATCCGGTGCCAAATGCTGCCGAACCACACGTCATGCAAATGCCTACTATTCCACAATATGCTTACACTGATAACGATGATATTAAGCAACAATTTGCAGAGATTTGCGGTATTGGGGAAGTGAGCAAAGGGCAGCTTCCGAGTGCTAGTATTCCTGCAATTGGAATGCAATTGTTAGCTGAGCAGGATGAAACACGCATCGGAGTACAAACATTAGCTAATGAAAACTCATGGGCAAGAGTGGGTAGACAGATGCTACTTATGGCAAAAGAGCAATATACGATTCCTAGAAAGCGTAAGCAAGCTGGGAAAAACGGAGAATATATTGTTGACGAATATTCAAGTGAAGACATTTTGAGTAATCCTGACGTAGTGGTTATTCCAAACTCTACAGTGCCGACAAGCAAGGCATTAAGACGACAAGAGTTAATGAATTTATACACTCAAGGTTTACTTGGTGATCCAATGGACCCAAGTGTCAGAGAAAAGTTATTAAACTGGCTTGAGTACGGTGATATTGGAGAAGTCTGGTTAGATCGAAGTATTGACATGCAACAGATTAAGAAAAGCATCAAGATGCTCGAAGAAGGTCAGGTGCCTACTGTTAGTGAGTTTGATAATCATCCGCTGCATATTCAAGAAAAGAATCGTTACAGAAAGTCTGAGAAGTTTGATTTATTAGATCCAATGAGTCAGCAAAACTTTATGAACGATATGAACACGCATTTAGACTTTATAGTTGAGCAGACCACACCGCCAGAAGCCATTAGAGAACCGAGCGCAGAAGAAGCAGTAATGGCGCAGAATGCCGAAGCTGAGCAAATGGAAAATGAAATTAATATGCAAGACGCTAATGCTGCTATTGAGCAAGTGCCAGAAGCATAGTTAGAATGAATGAGGGGAAACACATACATGAATAATAAGATGTTAATGGAAGCGTTAAAGAATCGTAAGATTAAAGGTTATAGTCCTAAGCTAGAAGAAGACGAAGAGCTTCTTATGGATTCAGAAGAGTCAATGGACGAAGACGAGCGTGAAGAGCAAGATCTAGCTCCTTCTGTAAAAGAGAAGAGTGGCGCAGGTGTGAAAATTGAGATTGGTGTTTCCCCACAGAATGAAATGCTTGGTGGATTAGAAGAAGAGTCAGGTGAAAGTCTTGGCGCAGAAGAAGACGATGGCATGGAAGTAATGTTTGGCAAGAATCCAAGCGAGCGAGAGATGTCAGAGATCGCAAGTAACGATAAACCGCGTTCGATATTAGAGCGCGCCAAAAAA